CTACGAAAATGAGGAACTAAAGGAAAAAGTCATGGAAGCAGCTAGACACTCTTCGTTTTTCTTCAAAGAGTTTAGCGATGAACACATTAGCAAAACTATGAAGGAAGATGACACCTATGCCTTGATAATGAAAGGTTTGGGTAAGGATTTAGCAATATATTCTTAGACTTTATCCTTCCAACTGTACAGTTGAGACAATATAATGGAGTTATAAAAAGTTTTATCCTAGAAACTTTGCTACCTATATTGTCAGATAATCTAATAGGAAATAGAAGATTTTAATGGTAGTCTTCTTGTAAAAACATACCGTTTCAATTAATTCAAGTAATAATTCAATAAACAACACAGATAACAAGTTTGCAACAGAAATGTGTTATGATATGCAAACAAACAAACAGGGTATGGAAACCTCTGTGGCTAGTGTGAATACTAGAGATATAATTTTTAATAAAGATCATCATGACATTTATCCAGTAATCGATTTTCCCGAAGAATATAGAATCGATACAAAACCTTTTGTAAATAGACCTTTTTTCGTAGACAGTGTAGTTTGGTCTAACGAAGTAGCTTACAGTTTTTTAACATCTAAAATAGTTAGGTTACCTAGAGACGTTTTTACATCTAATGTCTCTCTAGAAACAGCATTGAAATTGGGAGCTTATTTTAGAAGTGATTTATCATTGAATATTTCAGTAGCAGGAACTATTGCACATGCAGGTGTGGTTTTGGTGGGTGTATTACCACCGATGCCTAACGCGTTGAGTACGAATAGGTTATTGGTAAATACGTTGATGTCAGGCCCTCATTGTTTTTTGAACGCTAATGAAGCTACTTCGTGTGTATTGCATGTACCTTGGTATTGCAATACAGACGTAGCCAGTTTAGACATAAGGCCAACAGCTCCCACCACAGTTACAGCCTTAAGTGAAACAAATTCACCAGGCAATTTTGCAACATTAGCTTTGATGGTATTGAATCCTTTGTCAACTTCAGCTAGTGCTTCCACTTCTCTCAACATAACTATCGAAGCATGTTTTAGTTCTTTAGATATATACGTTCCTAGTCCAAAGTACTTTAATTACGATTATTCTCCAGCATTTCAAACACAAGGATTACAATCTATTGCTTCTACTGCTATTGATTCTACAACTACTTATGCCAAACAGGTAGTCGGAGATGCTATAGACGTTGTTAGACAAGGAATTAAATATTATACAGGATTGCATAATCCTAATGTGCCTTTGATAAATAATCGTATGATCGTAACTAATAGAAATTTTCCAAATAATACAACAGGAGATCAGTTTTTTGAAAAACTAGACCCTTATCCGGAGATAGATAGGGTGGTAGATAGACCCATTTTTAATACTTCTGTAGATGAAATGTCTATTAGACATATACTTAGTAAACCGCAGTATTTAGGAACTTGCAAAGTTTTTGTTGATGACGCAGTAGGTAAATTAAAGTGGGCTAGGCCCATATCTCCCTTTCAAGGAGGACTTGCAGGCAATGGTCAAATAGTCAGAATGGCTAACAATATAGAATTGTTACATAGAGTATCAAGAGCATGGAGAGGTTCGTTGAAAATTCATATTCAATCAGTTATGAATAATAAACAGCAAGTAAAATTGAGGCTCATACAATTATACAATCCGCCTGCAGAGATATTGAGAGGAAAGCCTGTCTACGATGGACTGTTGAGTGCTCCTTCACATTTGTTGGAGTTTACAGGAGGTGGTCAGATACAAACTGTTACTTTGCCTTATTTGTGTAGAAATCAATTAACCCCGTGCACTCCTAATATGGATGTAGAAGCTTTATTTCATGGTATGTATTACGTTTATGTAGCTCAACCCCTGGTTATTTCTTCGGATTCTCCTACAGGAGTGTCTTTTAATTTTTACATGTCTGGAGGAGATGATTTGACATTTCATGGTTATGCAACGGAAGTAATCAATCAATATGCATTGGTAGCTACTCCTGTTGTAGACCCCCCCGTAGAAGAGGAAAAAGACACGTCTGAAGTACTTGGTAACAAGTATTATTCACAAGGATTGACCGTGATGAACGAGCCGCAGAAAGATACTACCTTAGGGAATTATTCTACTTCTATAGATACAAATGTATCTCATCAGGAGAGATTGTATTCACCTATTGACATTAGACCTATCATAAGAAGAATGTATCAATTACCAACTCATTTGGTAAACGTAGGAGTTACGAGAATAAACCTTGATACATATATAGGAGAAAGATTGTTAAATGATACAGGAGTTTCTGTGCCGCAATTAATTTCTAGCATGTATTATGGTAAGAGCTTGGGAGTAAAAATAAAGTTGAAGGTTTATGGAACCGTTACTGAAGATGATTTTACAGTGATGTTTGTTCCTCCGCAGGTGACAGGGAATTTAACCCAAAAAGTGTTAAATTCTTGTATTGTTTCACCAAGACCCGAGTTTGCACCAGATGCAGGTATAAATGTACCCGGTTATCCATTTCCGTTCATTGAAATGGCTCAGAACGCACATGGTCCTTCTAAAGTTTACGAATTTGTTGTTCCAAACACAACTTTTTATAAATTCATAGGTGGGCCAGAGAAATTTGCCATTATGCAACCAACTTTGTCGGTGGCGGACTTTGGATCTATTATTATATGGTCGAAAGTTGCTACACAAATAACGCTATATGCTGGTTATACTGACGAGAGTAGATTAGGGTTTCATTCTATAGCTCCTATTTTTGGCCCGATTAAAAGGGGCGACACTAACAATCAGAGTGCATCAGCATACTTAGGAGATGCAGTTGGAAATGAAATAGCTCCTTCTAGGATATTAAATTCCTTTCTGTATTATACGGATTAAATTTGATAGAGATTTGTAATTCTCTTTAAATCATTACACTTTTTATGGAAAGTAAAACGCATAGCAAACAACAACGCCTTTTCAGGGTGCGCATCTCAATATTAGATTTTAAAATTGGGGTGTATAAAAACTAAATTTTAAAGTTTAATAGCGCCCTGAAAGGGCACCATTTCACCTTTAA